AGCAGCTTGCGAGTTCGAATCCCCGACCCCACCAAAAACAGGGTGTCTGAAAACTGAGCGAGTTAGTTAAACAATCGCTTTTGGACCGCCAGAATCAACAACTTAGGCCGCGATCTGCGGCCCTTTTTGTGTGGGATCGCGCTCCGGTGTGCGGGTTTTTCTGACACCGATGGCCCCCAAAGCCTCCGCGAGTGTGGCCCCAGTCAGGTGTGCGTACCGCCTGGTGCTGCGCCCGTCTTTGTGCCCCAGCACCGCTCCGACCACAAACAGATCAACCCCCGCGTTGACCATTTCGCTGGCCGCGCTATGGCGCAGATCGTGGATGTGGATGTGGGTCAACCCCAAGCGCCGCCGGAACGAAGTTTGGGACTGTTCGGTCTACGCCATCTTCTGCACGCACATGCTCAACCTGCATGTCAGGACCGAGCCGGAGTGGGCCAGGCTCGAGGCGGCGGTGCAGCCGCCGGTGGGCGATCTGTTCAGCGCGCCGGAGGCTGATGCAGCCCCGGTGATCGAGCCGCCGGCAACCACTGCAGAGGCTCCCGCCCCATCCGCTCCGCCGGAGTCGCCATTCCGTTCCTCACGCCCGGTCCGCCCGATGGTGGCGGGCCGCCAGTGGTAAAACGCTATGCCAACGACGCCTTCACCCCATCCCCAACTTGACGCCCTGATCCGCCAGGATCCCGACCTGGTTGATCGAACCTTCGACTACCTGTTGGCCGAGTTGCCGGAGCTGTCACCGGAGCGTGCGCGGCTGATTGCGCAGCAGGTGCGCCGGGTGCATGGCGGGCAGGAAAACTACATTCGAAAAGACGCTGCCGCGGCAGTGACTGCTGAAGTCCTGCGGCACTTCAACGGCCGCAATGCCACCGAGGTGGCGCGCCGCCCGGGCGTCAGCCGCGCCACGGTGTATCGGTGCATCAAGCAGGCTGGCGGCCACCAGCGGTGAGCTTGCCTGAGAGCTGGTGACTTACCCTTGCATCGCCGCCTGGGCGGCGCGCACCAAAAAGCCCGAGCGCGACTCGCCATGGCGGCGAGCGTAGTCATCGATCCGGGCCAGCACCCGTGCCGGGACGGTGATGTTGATCTTCTCGGCAGGCCCGAAGTACTTCTCCACTGGCACATCCACCATCGCCCAGATCCAGCCGGCCAGATCGGGATCTGCCTGGTGCTGCGACATGGGAGCGGCTTGCGGCAGTTCGCCTCCATCTTCTGCGATCAATGCGCAGTGGCCGTCTATCGCTTCACGGGCGTTGTCGAATGCCTCCTCCAGGGTGTCTCCGGCCGAGAAGCAGCCGGGCAGGTTTGGCACCACAACGCCGAATGCCGTGGTGTCGGTCCCGGGTTCAATGGCGATCAGGAATTTCATGGGGTTGCCCTCTTGGTTACTTCAGTCCAGCCTGCTTGAGCAGCTTGTGCGCCAGACCAATACCCAGGTCTTTTTTGGGGTGCGGCACGCTGATGTGCCCGGGCTTCGAAGGATGCCGAAAAACATGGTGGCTTCCATTCACGCTGCGAAGCACCCAGCCGCCCGATTCGAGCCTCTTGATGACGTCTACGCTGCGAATGGTAAGTATTGTACCCACCGACAAGAAGCAATCAACACCATACCCACTGAATCTGTCTCACTTTTTCCGTGGAATTGAGACAGCCGACCCGGTAGCGTGACGGCCTATGGCCCTCACCCAAACCGACCTCGACAACCTCGACGCCGCCATCGCCGGCGCGGAGCTGACCGTGGAGGTCAACGGCCGCCGCGTCACCTACCGCAGCATTGACGAGTTGATGCGCGCACGGGCGCATGTCGCCAGTCTCGTGGCGGCTGGTACCACCCAGGGCACCGCCACTCGCCGCGGCACTTTCGCGGTGCGCTTCACCACCGCGCGGGGCTTCTGAGCCATGGCTGCCGACCGGCCCAGGCCCACGCCCACGCTGATCGACCGCTTGGTGGGGTACGTGAACCCCCACGAGGGCTTGCGCCGCTTGCGTGCCCGCGAAATGCTGCAGCGGGCCTATGAGGGTGCCAGCCAGCGCGACGGCTGGCGGCCGCGCCGCAGTGGTGCCAGTGCAAACACCGACCACTTGGCTGACGGGGCCAGCCTGCGAAACCGCAGCCGCGCCCTGGTGCAGAACGTGCCCTACATTGCGCGCGGCCTGAATGCCCTGGTGGCCAATACCGTGGGCACCGGCATCGTGCCGCGCAGCCTAGCGTCTGGCGCTCAGGCCCAGCGTCTCGAGCAAGCCTGGGGGCAATGGGTGGACCGCGCTGACGCTGACGGCCGCTCCAACCTTTACGGCCTGCAGGCCCTTGCCTATCGCGCCATGGAGCAAGACGGTGAGGTGCTGATCCGCCTGCGCACCCGCCGCCCGGAAGATGGCTTGCCCGTGCCCGTGCCCGTGCAGCTGCAGGTGCTGGAGATCGACTGGCTGGACAGCGCGCGCAACCAGGAAAACGGCCCAAACACGATCATCAACGGCATCGAGTACGACCCCATTGGGCGCATCGTCGCTTACTGGCTGTAGGACCGCCACCCGGGCGAACTCGTCATGGGTCGCCGAAACCGCGCCACCAGCAACCCGGTGCCCGCCGACCGCATCATCCACCTGTTCAACCCCGAGCGTCCCAGGCAGGGCAGAGGGTTCCCCCGCCTGGCGCGCCTTTGTGGATGCGGCCGTGCTGGACGGCGTCATTCAGCGCCCGGCCTATGAGGTGGACTGGTCCACCCCCAAGTGGGACGATGTGAACCCCGAGCAAGAGGTGAAAGCCGACCTGGCGGAGATCTCCGGTGGCTTGTGCAGCATCTCGGAAAAGCTCCGCCGCCGCGGCTACAAGCCCGAGCTGGTGTTCGCAGAAATCAAGTCCGACTTCGAGAGGCTGCGCGCTGACGGCACGCTGCCCACCCTGTTGTTCCTGCAGCGCGGGAACCTACCGACTGAAGAGTAAACACCCACCGGGTCTGACACATCGTGGATGTGGTGTGGGCCACTGGATCCCGGGTGGGGGCCGAATGAACCGGCGAAGTTGGTCAGCGGTGCCGGGCCTGCGCCGCCTCGCCTAGAACCTTGGCGGCCCACTGGTTCAGGCTGGTGCCAGCGGCTTCGGCTGCGGTCAGTGCGGCGCTGTGCACATCGGGCGAGACGCGCAACATCAGCCTGCCGCTGGCGGCCTGCTGGGGCGGCTTTCCCAGGCGCGCGCAGGTGTCTAGGTAGTCGTCTACCGCTTCCTCGAAGGCGGCGCGCAGGTCCGCCACCGTGTCGGCATGGAAGCTGATCACGTCGGAGATGCCGACCAGGCGGCCGACGAGAACACCGTCATCGGCGCTGTATTCGATGCGGGCCGTCTGGCCCTTGTAGGTCATGGTGCTGTTCATGGCGTGACTCCAATCAATGTAAGAAAGGTCCGGGCGTCGTCGATCTGGTATCGCTTCGCCTCTTTCGCAGGGTGCGGGCGGTGGAAGCTGGCTACGTGCGTGCCGCGTGCGAACCGAACCCGCGACCCCCGCCCTTCGATGACCTCGCAGCCCACGGCGATCAGCAGCGCCTCAACCCGATCCCACTCGAGCGCGCCGGTAGTCGGTTTGCTGAAGATCAATTCCAAGGTCTTGCGATGCTTGCTGTTCATGCTTGCATTTTATCCGCACAATCCGATAAATGCAATCGTTTTATGATTGCATAATCAGGGAGCCGTCAGCACCGCCACGGATGCCGCGTAATGGATGTCCGATGCGCTGTTCAAAAGCCTTCCTACGACTTCGAGCGTCTACGGGCTGACGGCACGCTGCCCACCCTGCTGTTCCTGCAGCGCGGGAACCTGCCCGCCGCGACGCAGCCCAGCCCGGAGCCTTGACCTAAAAGTTGTCTCATTTTTTCCGTGGAAATGAGACAACAGCCTCTGCAACATGCAGGGCATGCCTCAAGCTCAAACGCCCACACCGCAGGCCCAGCACACGCGGCGCTTCGTTCCGACGCAGTTGCGTGAAGCCAGCATCGCGCCGGCCACCTTCAACGAAGCCAGCCGCACCGTGGATGTCGTGTGGACCACCGGCGCCCGAGTGCGCCGCTACGACTGGTGGACCGACCGCAGCGACGAAAAGGAGCTGGTGGTCAGCGAAGACGCCATCGACATGCAGCGCCTGAATGCCGGCGCGCCCGTCCTCAACACGCACCGCAGCGCGCGCCTCGATGATCAGATTGGCGTGGTGGAGCGCGCGTGGTTCGATGGCGGTGTGGGCATGGCCACCATCCGCCTGTCCGAGCGCGAGGATGTGGCAGGCATCGTGGCCGACATCAAGGCCGGTGTGATCCGCAACATCAGCGTTGGCTACAACGTCACCACCTACGAAGTCACCGGGGGCCGCAACCGCACCGACGGCTCCACCCTTGACCGTGCAAGACGGCCACAAAGTCCTTCAGGCGCGCGGTGTAGATCACACGGTACGTCCCCGACTCGTCCCAGATTCGAAGCTCCTCCACGCCCTTACCGATGGCTGGCATGGGCTTGAAGTCGGCAGGCTGCTCGCC